CATGGGACAAATTTGAAGATGATACTATTAACGGTACTAAATGGGACAAATGGAATTGTATTGAAATAAAAGGTGCAACAGCTAAAAAATGGAAAGAACAAGAAGGATTTAAAGGTAGAAGAGGTATTAAAGTATTTTACTTTTGGGGGTTAGCTGCATCATGAAAGTACAACCAAAAGATGATATTATTTATAGATTAATGCTATCATTAAAAAGAGAAAATAGTTTTATAGTATCTAATGATGCAACTAATGACTATTTATTTAATATTAATAAAGGATGGATTGAGGCGCTAGAATGGGTATTAAATTTAACATCTGAGCAGAAAGATGTTGATACTAAGTCTTGATATTATTAAATTTAGGGGAAGAAAGGAACTTATATGAATATACTTATAGCATATCAAAACTACTTGCGACACCTTCAAGAAGAAAGCACAATAGAGCGCAAAAAAGATAAAGGATTTCATGCATCATCATCTGGCTCATGTTATAGAAAGCAACTCTATGCATACTTTGAATATCCATCAGGCCCGATAGAAGATAAGGGATTAAGAGTGTTGCGGTTAGGTACGATTGTTCACAAAGATGTCGAAGATTCAATACATCATTATATAAAAACTAATGCAAAAGAAATTGCAGATAATAATATATCTATATTTTCTGAGCATAAAGTAAAAATCCCAGAACTAAATATTGTGGGAACTTTAGATGTTGCAGTATATGATGGCAACTCTGAAATACTTGACATATATGATGTGAAAACAGCAGCAGCTTATACATGGACTAAGCACTTTGGCAGAAAAGATAACAGACAGCAAAATGCAAATGAAAATTATAAATTGCAACTTGGAACATACGCATTAGGTATGCAGTCTCAAGTGCAACCAAAGAAAACTAATCTTCATCTATTCTGGTATAATAAAAATACTAGTATGGTTAGAGAGCAATTAGTTATATCTACTTGGATAGATAAAGCATTTGAATATTGGACATCCCTTAATGAGTATTTAGTTGAATATGGTAAAAAGTTTGTAGACTATTTGGAACCTGAAATAGAATATGGAGTTCCATTTGAGGAATGGGAGTGCAAATACTGTCAATATGAAAGTATATGTCCCAGCACAATAAAACAAAGAAAAGAACGTAAACCTAGAAGGAGGAGAAAATAATGAGCGAGATAACAAAAGTAGATAGTTTGGAAGAAATTAACGGCATAAGACTCATGATAACAGACAAACATAAAAAGGTATCAAACATAAAAACACCTAAACCATACATTAAGAAAAAAATGGGTATGGAATATGTTGAAATAAGTTATATGCGTGAAATTGCAGATAAAGAATTTCCAGGCTGGAGTTGGATAGTAATAAATACTGAAGTATTAGGTAGTGAGGCATTTGTAGTACATGGTAGATTAAAGTGGTATGATGAGGGTATATGGAGAGAAGGAGACATGACTGCAGCTCACAGGGTACAGAAAAAACGTGGCACTAATGAATTTGTAGACATTGGTAACGATGTTAAGTCAGCAAACACAGATTGCATGAAGAAAGCCTTTAATATGTATATGAATATCGCTGATGATGTATACAGAAATCAGATAGAAGAAACTGAATTGTCTGAGGAACAGAAAAAAGCATTAAAAGAGGCAGCTAAAGCAATTAGTACTGAAAAATATGACCAAGTATCAACATTGATAGAAGAGGGAGATATTTACGGAGGTAATTATCGCTCATCTCTAGCAAAACTCGAAAGGCAGTCAAATGCGTAGGGTTGATATATCATATGATGACGGCATACTTAATAAAGAGGATGAATACCTCGTTGGAGTTAACGATGGTTCAACATTTACAAATGTTAAGTATAAAGGAACAAAGCTGTTTAATGGTAAAAAAATGTTAATGTTCGAAACGAAATCTAATAAGCAATTGACTATTAATCCATCGTTTCACACATTTACACTAGAACAAAACAAAGATAAGGAGTAACTATGCAGAAAAAAGATGACATAGAAAAGCTAAGAGCTGAGGGAGTATTATCCAAAAAATCAGCTAACGAACTTGAAAAAACAGGAGGTGTCAGTAAAAAGGGCAGAACTGTTATACGAGTTTTAAAAACAGCTGATGGAAAGTGGGTAACACCTACTCTATATTATAGAGGAGGCAAGAATACAAGGCCCAGCAAAAAGCAAACTGAACTAACTACTAAAATAAACAAGCTAATCGAAACATACACAACAGCAAGGAGTAATGCATAATGAAAAGCATAGACGCAGTATATGACCCCAATTCAACTTGGAAACCAATTGAAGAGGGGGAATACCCAGCTCATATTAAAACCTTAAACACTAAAGAAGTGAATACTAAGGCAGGTGAAGCTATTGTTGTCAACATGACATACAAAGTAGCAGACGAAGCAGCTGATTTAGAGCAATTGGTATATGAGATGGATGGGTATAAATATAAACGAGACCAAGATAACAACAGAGTACCTGTTGCTAATGGTAGCGGGGAACAAGCAACTACTGATTGTGGACACTTGGTAGGCAGAGACTTGTGGGATAATGGATGGTTTATCTTCACAAATTCTGAATCAGGTTCCAAGAACAGTAGATACTTTCAATTACTTGAAAATCTTGGCATTAAAGTTGAAGAACAAATGCTAGGAGACAAAAAAGTAAAGAAACTTGTTCTTATAGAAGAAGATGATGTTAAAGGTAAACCTGTTCTTATTGATTTAAGAAGACAAGAATATGTTACATCTGAAACTAAACATCTTCCACCCGAACAACAGGAATGGAGAACATCTTTTAAGGTTTTTAATGTAAAGCCTTGGGAAAGTGGTCAAAAGTTGTCATTTGATGAATTAGACGGAGATGACGTACCATTCTAAATAGTTGTTAATAATGTACTGAGGAGCTGACCGAAGTATGACAGATAACACAGAGGTTTAGGTATTTGAGAAGTCTTGCTGACTTCAAGAGTGTAAATATTCATAAGTTACACCACCATTCCCTCACCGTTATAAAGATAGTAGGAGGCTCCTTAGTATTAAATTGGAGGTTAAAAATGGAAAAGAAAAGAAAAGAAACTCAAGCAAGTAAAGTAAGAAAATATTTAGAAGCAGGAAATAGTATTACACCAATAGATGCTTTAAAAATGTTTGGAAGTTTTAGATTGGCTGCTATAATATGTAATTTAAAGAAGGATTTAGACTGGATGACTGATAAAGAAATAGTAACAACAATGGTTCGAAATGAATTTGGTGTTAAGTTTGGCAGTTATAAAATTAAATGGTACAAAAAACCATCTGTTAATGAATTTGAAATGAAAAGAATTTTAAAATACAATAATATGAAGGCTCTAGGACAAGTAGAATAAAACTATTTGTATGACTTATGTAAAAAGAGATAAATTGTATATGAGGGTGGCCAAGTATATCTTCCTTCTTCATACATATACTTCTTATCTCGCTTTACCCATAGGTCACCCTCCCTCCTTCAAATCACATCCAAAGGAGTAAACCATGTCAAAAGAAAATATATATAAAAAAGCACTAGAAGACATAGCAGGTGCTTCAGACCAAGCTAATCCATCACATATAAAAGTAGTTGCACAAACAGCTCTTGATTCTGAACCAACGACAGCAGATGAGTTCAATGATAAAGAACCTACAACAGCATTTGAATTAATAGATGAATACAATGAATATAAGATAGACAGACAATCTGAACTATCAAAATATAATAAGAAATTATCTGCAGAAGCTGAATCTGTTTGGAGAGGAACAGTTCTACATCCAGAATATGAATCACCATTTGCTGAAGAGGAAGAATAATGAGTGATAAAATTCACGCATTTTTAAAATCTAATGATTCTGGAATATCTTTAGAAAATCTTATTTCATTATATGAGTGGCTTGTAAAGGGCGGTCGGTTAAAAAAAGGAAGTGCTGGTTATCAAAGAATGATGCAATTAAAACTAAGATACAGCAAAGGAGAAAGATATGTTAAAACAGACGAATGAAGATACTGAGTGGTTAGAAAAATCCACTGCTTTAATAAGGTTTAGTAAAGAAGAGATGCAAAATCTTATAGTTGCACTAGTAATGGCTGAGAAATCTGCTGAAATAATGGATAATTTTGATTATGCTAAATCTTTTAAAAATTTAAGAGAAGATATAATTAAAATAAAAAATAAATTAGTTAAAAAGGAGGAAGAATATGAGGAGGAAACTCTCAAAACAAGATAAGCTGTATAGGAAGAAGCTTAGAGATAATAAAAAATTAGCAGAAAAAGCACTCAAAAATAGTTTTAAAACTAAACCAGCACCGGGCCTAACATTTTTACATAAAGTACCTGTTGGTCAATTAGTTTATTGCAATGATTCAAAAGCAATATTAATAGAGTGCAATGATACGTCTTGTTTAGTAATGGTTACAAGTCGTGAAAACAGAGAAGAGGACTCGTACTATTTAGGAAGACATAGATGGGCTCCTTTAACAGAAGTGGAGGTATTAGGATAATGAGTTATGATGTAAGAGAAAAAACAGAAGTTCCAAAAAACTTTGGAAAAGATAGTAAAAAATCAAAGTTTCCATATAAAAGTACAAAAGACCCCAAATACCTAAAAGATAGAACTCAATTTTTTAGGAAATCAGGTAATGGGTGGTGGTGCGATATAATTGAAAGAAGAGGCAGAAGACCTTTAGCTGGGAAACCAAGAAGATGAGAAAAGGTATAAAACCATTCAATTGCCCACAATGTGGATTTAACTTTTTTAAGAAACATAATTATATGTCTAAAATAAATGAACTTTTGAAAAGAAGAAATAACATATCTAGGATGCATCTGAGAACTGTTGCTCAATGTATTAAATCAAATGTACCTTCCGATGCTGAAAGAGATAAATATTATTTCTTCTTATATAATATACAGCACGTATCAGATGAAGTATTAATATGGGGATTAGACCAATATTTTAAAGGTAAGCATTATCTAAAGGGAAAGGGATATGCATACCTAAAATCAATAATTTTATCAAGAGATAAGAATAAGGAGAAGATATCCGAGAATGAAAAAAAACTTCTTGGCTCTGCTCCACCAATAGTAAATAAAGGAAAAGATAATGAAGAAGAAAAAAACAACAAGAAAAAAGAAAAGTGATAATAGTTTCTTAGAAAAAGTAATACAAGGAACTTATAATTTCTTTTCATCTCCATTTGACCCATACTGTATTATGTGTGATGATAGTGGATGTAAATACTGTTTTAAAACAAACCCACACCTTGAAGGAGGAGAATAATGAAAGCAAACATAAACGATATAATGTTTCCAGTTAAAGAAGTACCAGCTGCTATTGTAAATAGCAACAATGTAGTTACTAGTCATGGTGATACTGGATATAAGTTCATAATGAGAGAGGATACGGGCCAGATACTTAGCTGTATGACTAATAACTATAAGCTTGTAAAGAATGAGTTTATAAATAAGAAGTCTGCTGATGTAATTAAAAAGAATGGTGGAAGAATAAAAGAAGTTCAGACATTTGGTAATGGAGCAAGGTCTGTTGTCAAATGGGAATTTCCAAAACATAAAGTAACTCTAAGCAAAAAAGATGAAATGACTCCAGAGATTATTTGGCAAAATAGTTATGATGGTACAATAGGTCTTAATATTATAGCAGGAGCATTTAGATTAATATGTCTTAATGGTGCAGTAATAGGAGTTGTTGCTACTAAATATAGGAATAAACATATTGTTCAAAATATGGCATTAAATGATATTGAAGGAGTAATAGATGAAACTATCAATAAGACAAAAATAATAATGAAAGAAGAATTTCCTTTATTATTTGACACAAAGGTAAGAGACCACCATATTCTTAAAATGTTAAAATTATTTCCACTAACATCTTCAGAATATATTACTCAAAAACTTATTGAAAGTAAGCCTGAGAACCTGTGGGACTTATTCAATGTTAGTACTAATGTAGCAACTCATGGATTGGATAGAAAGATGGAATCTACGCATAAGCTTGAGTCTAAATTATATAATCTTGTGAAGAGCATGGCCACTAAGGGAGCGGCTCGTGCCTAGCCTCGATTGGTACGATTGTCCAATAGTGCTTCCTTATTACGGGGGGAAATATGAAATGAGTAAAACACTTATTCCATTGCTCCCCCCACATGAAAGATACTTCGAAGTATTCGCAGGTGGTCTTTCGATGTTCTTTAGGAAAAGCAAAGCTAAGTGGAATGTATTAAACGATATTGACAGAAATATTGTAAACCTATATATATGCGTAATAGAAAAACATGACGAACTTATAAATTATTTATTTTGGATTCCCAAATCTCGTGATTTATTCGTAAATTATAGGAACGAGATAAGAGCTGAAAAGGAATTTGAAATACCAGACCCATATCAGGCTGCTAAGTATTTTTATTCTGTAAGGTATAGTTTTAATAAGTTAATACATACTCCTTTTGCTATGAATAAAGATTTAAATAAAAACTTTGATTCAGAACTAGAATATTCAAGGAAGTTTATAGGAGGTTCTACAATAGAAAACCTTGATTTTGAGGAGCTTGTACGGAGGTATAAGCCACGCAAAGGTGATTTATGGTACTTAGACCCACCTTATTTCATAGCAACAGAGAAGGCAGAGCAAAAACGAGACTACTATATGAATACATTTGATGCAGAAGACCATATACGAATGAAGAATGCTGTAGATAAGATACATGAGGGGGGTGCAAAATTCATGGTTAGTTATGACCACAGAGATGAAGTTTATCAATTATATAAAAACTATAATATAAAAACAATAAACATTAAATATGCAGGAGCAACAGATGAACATAGAAGTAAAGGCAGAAAAGAATATGTAATAACTAATTATGAACCTACTACTCAGTACAACATCTTTCAAACAAAGGAGGAAATATGAAAGAAATCAAAAAAGATGAATTAAAGGCAATGCCTAGTTCAACAGAAGCAGAAGAAGCCTTATTAGGATGTACTATACTTGGAGGAGATAGAGAAATAGAAATAGCTTTAGCATGGATAAGAGATAATAACGCATTTTATGATACAACAAATAAAAATGTTTGGAAATCAATACAAGAACTATACAGAGATAATGTAGAAATAGACTTAATAACACTATCAGACAAAATGAAAGACATGACAGGCAATGCAGAAGCATTTCATTTAACTGGACTTACAGAGAAAGTACCAACTGTAGCAAACATAACTCAATATGCGAGAATAGTTTGGGAAAAGTATATACAAAGGGAAACTGCTAAATCTGCAAGAAAATTAGTTGATGCAAGTTATGAAGACTATAAAGAAGTAGGCAACATATTAGAAACACATACTAGGTTAATATCAGAGCTAAGAGAAATACAACCATCTAAACAAATAAATATATCAGACTTAGTAGAAGAAATGAAACATAATATAAAAGATGGAACAAATATAATCCCATTTAATAAAACATATCTTGATTTTTCAGCTGGCGGTATGACTCGTAAAGAAATAACTGTTATAGGTGGTAGGCCCGGTCATGGAAAAACAACATTAGTAATTAATATTGTAAAAGGATTAATCGAGCAAGGATATAGAGTAATGATGTTTAACCGTGAAATGAGTAACACAGAAATGCTAAAGAAACTTGTTGTAATGGAAAGTCCTAATTTGCTTTATACAAACATAAGACAAAACTCTGTTGGTGAAAATAATGAAGTCGAATTTGAAGACACAGTAGATACAATAAAAGATAAATACCAAAATCTTATAATGTATGAGAAAATAAGAAACCTAGATGATGCAATGAGAGAAATTGCTAAGCATAAACCAGATGTTATTGTAGATGATTATATTCAGCTAATACAAGTAAATGGAGTTAAAGAAGGTAGAAGGTTTGAAATTGAAAAGATAATGCAAGAATATAAATGGATATGTAAATCAGAAAACTGTAGTGCAATATTAGTAAGTCAATTAAATAGAGAAATTGAGAAACGAATAGACCCTAGACCTAGAATGAGTGATTATGCAGAAAGTGGTGTAATTGAACAAACAGCTGAATCTGCTGTATTTGTATTCTATGGATATAATTTTGACCATGAAAGATACGATAGGTATGGTAGTGAGATTATTATATCAAAGAGTAGATATGGCAGAGTGGGTACATACCCAGTTGGATTTAATGGCAACAGGTGTTCATACTATATGAATAAAGATATGGCTATGGGCGATGAACCAATAGGAGATTAACATGAGTAAAACAATATTAGGAATAGACCCAGGCAAGAGTGGTGGCATATCAGTATGTAAAAGAGGACTGATTGTAGAGTTTCATAAATATCCAAAGACAATAAGAGAAGTATATTATATATTACATGAAATAACTAACAATTGGTCTGGAGAACCAATAGCATATATTGAACGAGTACACGCTTTTCCAACTGATGCTCGCAACAGTGCGTTTAAATTCGGTACTAACTATGGGATATGGCAGGGGTTGCTGGAAGGCTTTCAGATTAACTGCAACTTTGTTGCTCCACAAGTATGGATGAAACCATTAAACCTACCAAAAGACAAACAAAATAGAAAACACAGATTAAAAACATTAGCACAAAATGTAATTGATAAGCAAAATGTTCCAATGGATAAAAAAAGAGTCACTTTAAATACATCTGATGCTATACTTATATCAATGTACGGATTTTTAAAAGAAACAGTTGGAGATATGAGTCTAGATAAGAAACTTGAAGTTTTTGCAATATTTGAACAAAAGGAGAAAATAAATGCAAATTGAAAAACAAAATATGTGGAACTTTGAAATTCCATATTTAATTAAAATAGAAATGTATTCTATATCCGCATACCTAAAACAGTTTCACTTTGAATTAGATTTGTTTGGGGGATTAGTTTGGTTCGGTTTGAATCTTACAGCATATAATCAACTCATACTAATTGGATTATACAAATTTTATTTCCAATTCGGGCCTGGAATTAAATTTGATGAACAATAGACAAGATATAAAAGAAGCAGTAATGGAACTTAGAGAATTAATAAAAGAAATGAAAAAGCAATTAGATATAATGTTGATATTGCTAAGATAGTTTCCTTCGGTTAAGGGATAACAGGCAGGCATCAGAACAGGTCGAGTTTTGGTGTCTGCTTTATTTTTTGCTAGTTATCAAAATATCCATCTACAATTTTTGGAACTGTTTCTCTAAATGGAGTTGGTAACCATGTTTTTAATCCTCTTCCAAAATTCTTTTCAAAATCCATCATCCACAAGAATATTGTAAACCAAAATGCAGGCGCATAATCACGAACTACATCTTCATAAACTTCATCATCATCAGCTGTTATTACTTTAGCTGTTAGTAAAGCCAACATAATTGCATGTAAACTTCTTGATATAAGAGGACTTTCTAATCCAAATATAGCTCTTTGACTCATTGGATTTCTTAAACCAGCCATTCTAGCAGTTTGATTTAGTGTTCTCCAAGCTCCATAAGCAGGACTACTATAAAACATAGTCGTTGCTAATACAGATGCAGTTCCCCTTATTAATAAAAAGTTTACTAAATCATCTAACATTTTATCATCCCATTCCTTCTCTAGTGGAACAATACTATCAATCCATTTTATAAATTTTTTGTCATATGCGTGGGTAGAGAGCATTCCAGCACCTACAGCTGCTCCAGCTAATGGCCCAGCTGCTAAAGCAGCACCACCACCAGCAATTAACCCCCCAACTGGATGACGTATTCCCTTTTTCATTATATGTAACATTAATCTAGGGATTAAAGACATTCCTCCAAGAATAGGACTTTCTGATGGAGATGCTAATACTGCATTTCTAAATTTTCTATGGTCTTCTTGTATTTGAAACCAGTCATATGGTCTCCATTGCCAGTTAGTAGCACCAAAAGCTCCTCTAAACATTTTAGGTAAATGAGGTGAGTTCATACCAAATAAATTAGCATAAACATAAAGTCTTGCCATATCAATAGCATCTTGAGAATCTGTATATTTCCATTTCTTTTTATTTGGTGGTTTAGGAATCCTTCCTAAATCATCTGTTTTAAAGAACCCAGCTGCAGCTACTTCCGACCTCATCTGTTCTTCACCTCCTTTTAATGTAAATATTTTAGCACCAGCTGGCATCCACGATATTTTCCAATATACTAATCTGTTTATATACGACTGATTTAGTCCTATTTTAGCATCTCTAAGCATCCTTTTTAATTGTTTTTTATTTCCTTTATCATGGTGCATAAATTCCCAAAGTAAAGTTTTTATTCTAATTAATTCTTCTACTTGAATCTTTTCTCCTTCAGACCTTCCTCTTGCATTTGCTAATATATTATTCCAACCATTACTAGTAGCTAACCAACCATTTAAAGTTGTATTTTTCCACAAAGCCAATATATCTCTTATTGGAAGAAGTCCTTCTAAATAATCAGTTTCTATTCCCCCTATTCCCATAACTAATGCATCAACCATAGCATTAGCAGGTTCTAATACACCAGTTTCTCTAACTTGTGATAGTAATTCTTCAGCCGATGCACCACTTCTTTGGTCTCCATCTCTCAAAGCTCTAATTGCTTCCATCATTGGCTTTATTCCATAATTTAAAAATGGAGTAATTCTTTGAAAATTATTTGTAAATGAAGTCCATGTACCTAAGTTTGCACCAGTTTTCCAACCTCTTACAAACAATCCAACAGCTCTTACGTCTTCTGGAGTTGCTTCACCTGGCCACAGTTCTGCTATTCTTTCATCACTATAATCCCATCCCATAAAGCCAGCATCAGTAAATGGTTCTCCAACAGAGTTTCTTACTTCATTAATTAAATATTTAAGTAAGCTTGGAGAATTGCGTAAAGCAAAAAGAGTTTTATATGCTTGTATTCTTAATCTAGTAGATTCATTTGCTCTAAATATATCAGTAACATATTTTCTCCAAACACTTCTATCCTTTATTCTTCTTTTTTTATCTGTAAACAAAGACCTATGTTTTGTATGTAATATTCTTTGAGATGTTTTTATTTGAGCTCTTCCTTCTTCAGTATCTGGGTCTCCAAATAGCAAGTTATTTATTGCATCAAGAGCTTCATTTAGTTCTGCTAATTTTCCTTCACCTATATCAATACTTTGCTCTGCCTCATAAATTTCATCTTCTGGAACATTTTCACCATCAAGAATATTTTGATACAAAGATAATGAAGTTTCAGTACTTTCTATTTTCTTTTCTATACCTTCTATTGCTTCTTTCATCATTGACCTTTTATCAGCTGGATAATAAGAAATAGGCCCGTAACTCATTCTAGATGCTTTTCTTGCTACTGTATTTGCAGAAACATAGTTGCCTTGAGGGTCTGGCCAGAAATTATTCTCCATGCCCATATTTTCAATCATATCAATCATTTCTTTTATCATTTCTGGTTCATATCCAGCATTTGCAAATTGAGAAAGAATTTTAGGATGCCATGCTCTCATTTCATTAGCAAGAAGAGCAGTTTCATTAATAACAATATCTTTCCAAAATAACTCAGCAAACTTTCTTTGGTCTTCTAATGCATCCCATATTCCTCGCATCCATTCTGATGGAGGTTGATAAACAAATTCTCCCATATAATCTACACCTCTATTAAAAGATGTATATTTTTTCTTTGGTGTGTTTGTTCCCTCTATAAATTCATAATCAAATACAGCATCATCATCAGCAGTATAAAAGCCTTCCTCTACTTCATTGTCAAGCAAGTGTTTTTCTAAGGATTGTTCTGATATTTTTTTCTTTGTTCTTATATCAGATAAAAATGAATTAAAATCTTCTGGTATTCTATATGCTATATAAGCATTTTCAAATTTTCCAGGGTCTTCATTCTCAGCAATTTTACCATCAGCAATATCTTGTTTTCTTATATTTCTTAATATCTTTACACCTTCTTTATCAACATGAAGTGGAATTAAAACATGCTCAGCTCCACTTACACCCATCTGATGTCTTTCAGATTGAAATTTTTGCATTTCAAAAAACTTCTTACCTAACCAAGAGTTTCTCCATTTATTAAATTCTCCCAATGGTCTTGGTATATTTTGAGGTATAATATTTCTAGTTTCAGTATGTACAAGTTCTTCAAATAGTCTAACTGCTACTTTTGTTTTTTGAATAGGTTGTAGATTTTGACCGGGTATATCACCTTTTTGAGCAGCTCCAGTAATTTGATTATCTATAGCAGTTAAGTTTAATTCTGAATACTCTCCACCGGCCAAATACCCCTCTATCCATTTATATTGAGCTTGTAAATAAGAATCAAGCATACCTTTTGACATAGATAAGAGTTTAACAGCTGCTCCAGTTTGGTCTAAATCAGCAGCCATCTTCATAGAGCCTTTTATTGTATTTTCATAGTTTGTTAATTTGTCTCTACCTTTGCCTCTTTTAAAATATTTATTATGAGATGTTACTATTCTTTTTCTTATTGCTCTGATTTTACCAGCATCCCAGTCTCTTCTATTGTTTAATCCAGAGTTCATTAAATCTTTTTTATTTGCAAAAGGTAATTGATTAAATGCTTGTGCAAAAAACTCTCTTATTTGAAATATTCTAGTTTCTACAAAATCTTCTGGTACAACAAAAATTTCAACATCTCTAAACATATCTTCACTTGATTTTTCTAAAAATTTGTAAAGTATTTGATGTTCTTTATATCTATCTTCTTCTCTTTTTAATTCTCTTTTTAATTTTCTTCTTTCAGCTGGTTTTAATATTTGATTAAGCTGCTCTTTTATTCCTTCTTGTATTCCTATAACAGGAGCTTCTATCATGTCTTGTATTCCCATATCAACCCTGTCTAAGACATCATCATACATTTCCTCATCAAGTTGTGTATAGAGTTTTTTAATATCGCAGTTTGTTGGGCCTAACATTATGGACAATCCTTTGTAATAAGTTCATTAATACCAAGTTCTCTTCTCATTCTTAATTTAACAGCTTTGTCAGATGCTTTTCTAAGGTTTGGGCCAAATCTATTTATAAACTCAGACCAAACGCCAGGATGCATTAATTGTCTTGGCAATATTGCTTCTATATTTCTTAGTCTAGGTTGCTTATTAATAGTTGTAACTGTTGTAAGCTTATCCAAATCATCTCTAAGTTCCTTATAACTCTTTCTTAAATGCTCTTTTTGTTTTTCTGATTTTTCTTCAGCAATCCTTTCAGATACCCTTACCATTGTTTTAACAATTTTTGTTGCTCGAACTTGAACGCCTTTTCTTATTTGTTTCATCTGAGGCTCAGTTCCTCTTAAAAACTTTAATGTAGCATATGCTTGTTGTTGTTCATCTAAATCTTTAAATGCCTTTATCTTTCTTTTTTTATCACCTTCATTATACCATTTTTGTACTAAATCTATTATTTCATCAGCGTATGGATAACTAGCAGATGTTAAGGATTCAGACATTACTTCATCAAATATTTCTTTTCTTCTTGCTATTCCATAAAACTCAGTAGCTAATTGATTAATAAATGCAATTGCTTCTCTTTTCTTTGGCTTCCATTTTTCATTTTCTGGATACCATAATTGCTCAGTTTTTTGCATAGCTAACAATTCTTTTTGAGTTGCCGTTATTCCATTTACAATTCTATTTGGTGCATAACCCCACGGGTGACCATATACTATGTCTTTTGGATTTTCTTTTTGATACTTAACAGTAATTTCATGTGGTATAGCAATTAATTTTTCTAGTGTAGTAAGTTTATTATTAAATTCTAGTTTTTCAATAGGAAGTGTTTCTCTAACCATTCTGCTATTTTCACCATTCTTTACTCTTCTATTGTTTGCTCTTTTAGCAATTTCTGTTCCTCTTGCTTTGCCAAGCATTTGACTTAAATCGTACATTTTTTGACTATCATCAAACATAGACTCTATAGATTTAGACCTTCTTGAATCAGGGTCTCTACCATGTCTTAGTCCTCCATAAGTAAGTTCTTTTCTTAATAACCTTGCTATTGTTCTAGATTGTTTTTGACCTATAGGGGCGCCAGTATCTTGTACAAACATTTTAGGAATAAGAAAATCATATCCACCATATTTCCAGTCATGTAATAATAGTTCTTTTACATGGTCAACAGCTCCTTGTAAAATTAATCCTAACTCTTTACTTGGAGTCGTCATTAAATATTTATCTCCACTAACCCATTTTTTACCATCTTTATTAACTAATTTACCAAGATTCAAATCATTAAGATATTCTTGTGATACATCATCATTTAAAATAGCATAATCCATAACAACCATATCTTCGTGTGGATTTCTAGCAACAATAGTTTGACCTCCTATTGTAGCCTTAAAATCCTTATAATGCATATCTTCAAAGAATGTTACAGCATTTGTTGATACACCTTGAGCATTAATACCAGTTCCAATCATTTGAGATGCTTTATACATATCTGATTTAGAATTAACCTTTAGGTTTCTATCTTTCTTTTTAAATATCTCAATCCTAGAATATGCTTCTTTTTCTTTAAAGGTGTCTTTTACTTGCTCCATAAGTCTAGGAACTGTTTCATCAGAAAATCCTTCACCAAAATACATAACATGGAGAAAACTATTATCACCATCTTGGTCTGCCTGTAAAGGCCCAGATACCATGTCTGGATGAAACCAAACTACATTACCATGTCCAGCTGGAACTATGTTCTCTACTTTAACTTGAGCAACACTACTTATATTATAAGCAGGGTGTCTACCAGCTAATATATATACAGGTCTTCTTCCCCGAATGCTTTCTTTAAATGCTTTTTGTAGTTCAGCTCCTCTTAGTCCTCTATCTAAATTTAACTTTTGCCTAACAAAGTTTACCATTGTTGCATCGTCTTCACTTATAGCAACACCATCATAAGAAGATACTTTAGTACCATCTATATCAGATTTAATAACAGGATAATTACCAAATCCTCTACGTCTACCACCATAAGCATTTTGTCCTATTAATTTGTTTTTAACTGGTTCAATGTGTCCTTTAATAAGGTGTGGATGCATATAACCGTCTCCAATTAACTCGCCTGGAATAGGTTCAATAAGAGCATCTACTTCTTTCATAAAGACAGTATTATCTGATTTCATTTGACCAAATAAAGAGGCCATTACTTCTGGATTCTTTCTAGCATCATACATTGCTTGTACATTAGCTCTAGCAATATTTAATAATCTTTTTTCTATATCTAATCTTAAAGGTTCAAACTCTGATTCATACAATTTACTTAACCAACTAAATGGGAAAGCTGCACTATTCTTAGGTCTTTGATTAGGCATCTTAATAACTCGCAATGATTCTTCTGGCAATGTAAGAACATCAGTAGCAACCCTACCATCTAATTTAAAACTTCCAGAACCACCATCAGGTTCTTTAGCTTCATCTAATGTAGATAATCTAGTAATTCTATTATCATCTCCATCATATATTCTTATATGGTTATTTTCTTTAACACTATAAGCAAGAACATTTCCATCTCCATCTACAAACTTTAATCCCTCATCTATAACAAAATCATTATGCTTTAATGCTAAATAATGAACACCTTCCCAAATTTCAGAACCTCTAAAAATCTTAGAAGGATAGTTATCTTTACTAAAACTATTTTCTGAACTATTAAACCAAACAACACTTTTTACTTCTCTTAATGGAAGACCACCTTGAATTGGTTCTCTTCCTAAACTTTTAGCAACACTATCTAAGTGTTCTGTCTCAACTAAGGATGCTCCATCACTTCTACTTCTTCCTGCTAAGCCAGCAATATATTCTACCATTGGTTCTGTTCTTCCATCTGGAGTAACAATAAAGGCTTTTGACTGGTCTATTATTTTAACAGTATGAGAACCAACACCAACTGGAACAATACCTTCTGCGTATGATATTTGAGCTCTTCTAGAGTGGTGTAATATATCATCTGTTCTCATTAAGTATTCTGAACCATGTGTTTTTTTCATTACTTCATGCATAGTAATATGTTGAGCAGCTGCAAATCTATTACCTATACCATCAACCTTATTTGATTCTTCAATAGAAGATACATAGTTTTTAGCCATCTTTCTTGTCATATTACCCATTTCAACTTCTGTATCAAAATATCCCTTAACAGCTTCCATATCATTTGAAAACTCTAATACAAATTCTGGAACTCTAGCAACAATAAAAGAAGGATTACTACCACCAGCTTTTATTTCAACAACAGTTCTTACAACTGGGTTTCCTTTTGAATCTTTTACACCAGCTGCAAACTCATTGTCCCACTTACGAACTAATGAATCTTTTCCTTTTCCTAATTCAATCCATGCTTGTTTACCAAAATAATTACTGCCACTATCATCTTTTTCACCTTTCCAAACATCAACTATATCATTTAAATATATCCTTGATATTTTTATTTCTTCTCCCATGTAAGGGTTTTTCTTTAAAGCCCAATCAGCAAATGATACAACATATGTACTTGGTAAGTCTTTATTGCTTCTAATATCTTTACCATACATACTAGAGCCACCAACTTTAGGTATTAATTTTTTCTTTGAACTTCTGCCTTTTGGTCTGTTTCCATCCTCATCTAAATTAGCATACCACCAAGCTGGTTTTTCTGAACCAGTAATTCTATTAATCTCTTGGTTTTTTACCCAAAAACTTTGAGCCATATTGCTTTTCTCTATCGTATCTGGAACAAAATCATATTCACCTAATATATGAGACATAAAAAGATTTCTATCTCCAGTTAATGTAATCTTCATTAAATCTGAAACTTGGTCTCTGTCAAGCCATCCTTTTGAATCGGACTCTTCTAAGAACTTATAAAATTGCTCATTTCTAAAATCATAAGATTCAGTCCAAAAAGCTAAATCATTTGATACTTCTTCTGGGTCTGAAGAGTCTTCTAATTCTGTTCCATCTCTAGATAAACTATCAGCATCAGGATTTCTATTTAGCATTGAATCAACTATTCTATCCATAGTTCCAGAATCAATAAGTTCTCTAGATAATCTAGCTCTTTTACGACCTGCTAATCCCATTAATTCAATAATGCCTATAGAGGTATTTCTAGTATTAACTTTGTTATCTATTCCAGAATCTTTTTCTCTAGCCCACTTTAATAAAAATTCCCTTACTCTGTCTCTAAGCTCTGCAGGTATTTTCTTTAAAGCTCTAAACATAGCTTTTACAAAATCTTCTAAAGATATACTATATGCATTTTTTAAATTATCATAAGCACTTTCAAAATGTTCTTTCGATTTATTATAAGCAGATTCATCCCACAAATTACCAGTTGGAGTTACAGCTCCCTTTTGAGTAATGTTGCTTATTTCATTTAATCCATTTAAAATATCATTAGCAGCTTTAGCTATATAATATCTTACTGACTCTCTTTTACCTGCTTCAGACTCCCTACCTGATATTCTTAAAAGCTCTTCTATGTTTTCTCCATCATTTACATACTCATGTTCACGAGGAGCTTCTTTATCTGAAAGGTCATTTGGCTTTTCATGGAATCTTGGAACTTTAAAATGTAAATCTTTTGGTAGTGTAGATATAACAATAGGTTCATCTAATTCTTTATATTTCTTTTCTTCATAAGGAATATTTAAACTATTTAAAACTTTTCTTGTATCTTTCCATATCGGGCCTATACTAGGAGCATCTCTATAAAGAGATAATGCTTGTTGTTCAGCAGTTTGTACTACTTCACCTTTATTATTTATTATATCTACAAGCGTAGTTTCAATCTCTGTCTTATTATTGTAAATAGAATATGTAATAATATCTTGGTCTTTATCAGGAAAATCTCTATAATATCTTTTTAATACCTTATCATGTGGAAGATTAATTTTTTCTATTTTACGAAGTTCCTGCAAAAGCATATCATCTGTTTTTAAATGATTGCCAGTTTGTCGCCCATAAATCCTATCAACATATGCTAAATTTCCACCATCACCAATCTTTTTTAATTCAAATTCTTCATATGTTTTAACTCTATTTGGGTCATTTAATTCAAAATCATTTAGATATAATCTAGAAGTAGAATGAAATCTGTCTTGACCTTCAAGCCTTGAGTGTGCTTTTGCTCCTGCAAAACCAGCAGTAGAAATTCCTCTATCTTTTGCTTTTAATATATATGTATATACTTGTTTTTGTCTAAATGTTTTTGCTTCATTTAAAAATCTTTCTGTTTCGACTTTATCTAAACCTGTAAATGACCTAAGTTTATTTATAGATTCAATCATTGCCCAATCATACTCTAGTAATAGTTTTGAAGTAAATTTATCTTTTAAAAATCCTTTTAATTGCCTGTTTCCTTCATTAACCCACATAGTAACAGCCTGCTCAATGTTCTTATGGTCTCTTTTAAATAAACTATATCTAGATTCTTTTGCTTTTAGCATTCCTTTTGCAACTTTAATATTATGGTCTAAATTTTGTTTAAGTTTATGTTTTAAACCAATTTCTTTAGTAACCTTGTTTAATAAACTCCTTCTTTGATTTATTGTATCTCCTTTTTTTATTTTTTCTATCTCTGTAAGACTACCTTTCATATATTCTTCAGGTTCATACATTTCTGCTGAATCATATATACCAGTTACTCCTTTCCATTGTTGTGTATCTCTATTAAAAGCTATTTTTCTTAAATGTAATTCCATTTGTAGTAATCCACTTAAAAGGGCCCTTGATAGACTTAAATTTTCATTCATTTCTGGGCTAACACTCTTTTTCTGAATAAGCTTTCCATCAATTTGCATCCAATCAGATTCTTTAAATTCTATATTTTCTTCAATAGGATATTCACTATCTTTATCATATATATTAACAGATGGTACAACCTCATCTTTCTTTTTAAACTGATTTGTATAATTATCATATTTATCTAATTGAGCAATAAGTCTTTTTATTGTTAATGGTTTGATTCCTAATTTAGTTAAGACATTTTTTACTGCTAATATTCTTTTGTTTTTATCCATTGGTAAAGATATAAGTCCAGTTTCTGGAATTTTATAACCAGCTCCAAATAATAATGTCGAAAAATTTGTGTCACTACCAGCTAGCCTTCCATATACTGCATAATTTTTTTTCCTCTGCTTTTCTCCTTTATCGCCAGGTAAGGTTCCCCTAGCAAGTTTCTTAGTAAAATCTTTCATTCTTCCTTTATACAAGTTGCCATGTTTTGACAAGTATGGAGATAGAGCATCTAATATTTTATCAGCCATAACATCTGGAGCATATTTTCCATCCCAATAAAGATAATCTGGATGGCTTATAACTTCTTGACCTAGCTTAGCAATATGATAAGGTTTTTCTGCTTCTTGTTTAACTAATCCAGATACTGCCCATCTAAGAGATATATCTAATCTTTCAGCGACAGCATTTTTAGTTGCGCTTTTAGTATATTCTCTTAATTCGTCTATTTCTTTTTTATATTTTTCTAACATATTTTTAATATTGTAAGACGTTACATCATCACTTACATCATCACCAGTTGCCGGGTCATAAATACCTTCGGAAGAAACAGATTTATATCCCCTACTCTTAATAATATTATCAATATCAGAATCACTGAGAGTAGGCCCCCGTTGTCTAGTTTCTATTCCTAAATCAGCAGCTAGGTGTGCCATAGCTTGCCCTGCTACGATATCTCCATAAGCCTGAGGTCTCTTAATAAAATTATGCCATAATAAACCTTCGCCAGCAAATTTCATTGATGTTCGTAATCTTGTATCGACAATACCAACGTACTGTTGCCATAATTTATAAACAGCCTTAACTGTTGTTGGCATTTTTCCTTCTTCCATTAGCTTTATTTGTTGCTCTGTAAATCCAGATATTTTAGGCTTCATCTCACCTGATGGCTGTTTACGAAGCATTTTATCAATATCTCTTTGTATTTCATACATTATTGATAATTTAACTGGAGGTATTTGAATTGAACCTTTTTGAACATCATGTTCAACATAAACAAACCAGCCATATCCATTAATTCTTTGAACTGGAAACCCAGATGGTTTTTTTTCTAAGGTGCTTCCGCTTTCTAGAAAAAAGTTATGTTGTTGTCCTAAATAAAAATTACCATCAGTAGTCATAATTCTTTCAGAATAAACCTTTTCTACATCTTTACTAACAAATTTATCATAAAGCGTAGGAAAAGCCATTCCTTCTTTATCAACATTAGATTTTTGAACCCTTACCAAGTAAGAATTAAGAGGAAATTCTAGCTCTATAAAACTTTCAAATTTATTTACAAGTTCTTCAGTATCAATTGATTTTTTATCTTCAAATTCGGCATCTTCTATAATATCATTATATAATCTATCAACAGCATACTTTTCATATTTAGAAAGACCCTTAGTTGGAAATGGTTGTGATAAACTTACCTTATTTCCCATTTTTAATATATTTTCTGAAAACCTATAACTAAATGGAGTATCCATTGCTTGTTTTAAAACATTTTGACTTATATTTAGTTTTGGTAAAGAACTAGGACTGTTTATTGTAGGTAAATCATTATGAATATTATTAAATATGTTTCTATCTCTTATTGTATATTCACGTTGAGGTTTCTTAAATAATTCATCATATGTTTTTACATCTACTTGTGGCGATTCTAATTTACTCATTGAATCTGTATTTAATTCAATCAATGACGTAACAAGATTTAAAGTATCAAAATTATCTTTATATATTTTTTCTTCAAAGTCTCTACCTATTCTGCTAAACAAATCAAATACAGTCATTTCATCATTTATTGCACTATCAAAGAATGCTCGTATTGCGTTCCAAAATTTCTTTAGTATGTTCTTTATTTTTCCAACAAATGTTTTACTATCAAAATAGAATTGAGTAGCTGCATCAGCCATATTCTCTTCTGTTTCTCTAGCATCTTTACCTTTAAATTTTTCTGCTAAAAAAGCATACTCTTCTTCAGTAAGTATTCTATTTAAAAACCAATGAATTGGTTCATGTACTGCAGTCTGTTCAGTTGCTTGACCTAATATAAATTGTAAAATACCATCAGCATAAGAACCAATTGCATTAGGATTTTCTTTAATTTCATCTACAAGAACAGACTCAATATCTGGAGCATGTGGCCCCATAATATCTTTCATTGCTTTTATTATAGCTTTCTTAGTTGCTATAGGAGAATCTTTATCATAGCTTTCTCCAACCTCATGAAATCTTTTACGAATTTCCTTCTCTAAATCTGTTGGTTCTTTTTTTGGTTTAACAGGTTTGTCTTCTTCAATAAACTTTTGAACAGACGCTAACTCACCACGGGCCTCTAGTTCTTTTATAATTTCTGGGTCTTTAAGCATAGTTGATAATTCTTTTTGCATCTTAACAAATGGAACCATACTTGGTGGTGTTTTTCTTTGAGCTTGTGCTTTCTCTATTGCTTTAGCACCTTTATCAACTTCATCTCTAAGTCTTAAAACTTCTTCTACTTGCTGAGATAATTTTTTAGGTTTTTTATCAACTTCTGTAGGTTCTTTTTCAGCAGTTGGTTTATACTCACCTCTCTCTTTTAATTCCCTTATGATATTTTCTATCATTTTTTGATTATGGAAATATGCTCTTATAGATGGAGCATCAATTGATTCTTTTGTTTCAATTGATTTTTGTCCATCAATAAGTCTTTTTAATTTATCTTTTAATGCTTGAGTTGGAGCTGTAACAGTAGTGAGCATTTCCTTTTCAGTTCCTATCCCTACACCACTAAATGGTATTTCTTTTTTTATACTTTCTACATCGTGACCCTGCTCTTTTGCAACTTTTGTCATCTTTTCGATTCCAGTATCTTCTTTTTCGACAACTGGTTCAGTAACAGTAACACCTGCATCTTCAGCAGATTCTGGAGTTAAAGCAATATCAGTACCAACACTAAAAGCTAATGACTTGCCATCTGGCATTTTCATTAATACTTTATTAGCGCCTTTATCAAACTTTACTATTTTACCTATTTGACCAACATATTTACCTTTATATCTATCTTTATTAATCACCATAGCAGTAAGACCTTTTGCGCCTTTTTCTAACTTGCCTTTTTCATCTACTATATTTTCACCTTCTAATTTTGAAAGTGTCTGGTCTGCAAACTCTTTCCAATGTTCTGCTTGTAAGGATTTAGATATTTGTGTTGGACTTGGTTGTGTAATTTCTTTTTCAACTTCTTTTTCAAATTCCTCTTTTAACATTTCTTCAGAAATATCTAATCGAAGATTTCTACTAAGCCAACCAGAAGCTTGTTTAGCACTTGGAGATTTACCAAACTCATCTATTAATTGTTGCTCATAATCTTTTGTTAAGTCTGATACATATCCTTTATCTTTTATAGTTAATGCTGTTTTTCTATGAGGTGTAGCAATCTTACCAGAACCTCTATCAACTTCATAATCAATAGATATTTTACCTGCTAATACGTCTTCTATTAAATTATCTGGATTCTTTACTACATCAAGAACATCTTTGTTTATATTGCCAATAGCTCCTTTTAATACACTATTAATTTTATCTCTTTGTTCAGGTTCTAAAGAATCAACAAAGTCTTTACCACCTTGTTGTAGTGTAGCTACTAATTTTTCTCCTTGTCTACCAGCCCCAAACTTGTCTAATCTATTAACAAGTGTTTTTAATTTTTTATCTTCTATATCTTCTCTAGGAACAGCACCTCTACCTGCTTTTCTAGGACTTAACAACTCAGATACAAATCCTTTCATTGTAGGCTCTTCTGGTCTAAGAACAATATCTTCTACTCCTTCTTGAGCTGCTGGTAATTGTCTATATAATGGTTTTCCTGTGTATTCCTTCTTTTTTCCAGCAGCTTCTTCTGCTTCTAACATACTTTTAGTAACAACTTTTACGATAGGTTCTCCCTCTATGATTACACTTCTAAGTCCAACTATTTCTTCAGCTGGTATTTCACCATACTGAGTGACTTCTTCACCAATCATTCTAGCTTGTGCTAATTTAAATGCACCTTTACCACCATAAGCTGAAGCGCCTCCACCAAGTACACCACCAAACATTATACCACCTAATATAGATGAAGCAGCTTCTGCTGGATTATATATATCTAAAAATGTTTCATCTTTATATCCAGATTGAACTGCTACGCTTCCAAGATATTGTGTAACCTCTTGCAATCCTTCAACAAAGGCTTGTTTACCTGCATTTGCTAAATGAAACTTAGCTCTTGTTTTTGCAGTTCCACCTATTTGTTGAAATATACTTCCTACGTTAGGGTCATGTAATATCTTTTGATAAATACTTCTATTTAAACTTTTTGCAGTTATTCTAGCAGCTTTTGCAGGCATAGCCATTTTCATATACCTACCAGTTGGGAGCAATTCTGTTATTCCCATAATAGCTAAATAATTAGAAGTTGCATTTCTAGCTACTTCTTTTGCTAATTCTTCATCTCCCCACTTTTCCATTGCATATTCATATGCTTCTTGGTATTCACCAGTAGCTTCTAGTGGAGTCATTAACCCTATAGTAGCAGCTGTTCCAACAAACACACCAACTCCAGGCCCAGCAACCGCACCAGCCGCAAGACCAAGAGCAGTTCCAGTACCTAAAGCAAGCACAGACGGTACTAACCCAAAAAAAGTATCTAGCCAATATTCATTTGGAACAAAGTTTTCAAAAAACCCAACAGGTCTTTTACTAATATAATCTTGATAAGCAGCCCATCTAACATCATTTTCTTTTCCTTTAGCCCACTCTTTAGCAAGTTTTCTAGATTGAGTATGAGCAGTATCGGCATATTCTTTTAAAGCTGATTCTATAGGACTTAGTTTTTTAGACTCTGCTTGCTCATCTGTCATTTGTCTTTCAACAATGGGCTTACCAACAAGACCTTCAAATTCCTTATGTGTATATTTTGTATCATAAGAAAAAGGTATAAAAGATTTTAACTTAACATAAGACCTACCATCTTGTACAAAATCATCAGCTAATTCTGGTAATTTTTCTAACCACCTACCTAAGTCTTGTATCTCATCAATCTTATCTTCATCTGTTAAATAACCAGAATCAATCCATTTTTTCTGGTCATTATAATAATCAGTAAAATTACTAAATAAATTATCAAATTCTTTTTTATCATAAATATCTTTAGGGTAAAACCCACTAGCTAAAGAAGATTTAGTATCTTCCCAACCCTCTGGAGCTCTTGAAAGTGGGTCTATAGCTCCATAATAAGCTCTTTCTGATAGACTTGGAGGAATATTTTTTTCGTAATCAGGTTGATGTTCTAAAGACTCTACAGATAACTGAGGGTAAGCCTCAATAATATTATTTATTCTATGTTCTATAGATGATAATTCATCAATAGATAGCTCACTAGCTATTTGGTCTGGGTATGGTCTTGTAAGATTTCCATCATCATCTTGCCATCTTAAATCATATATACCAGAAGCAGCCCATAAATCTGGAAGGTCTCTCCTCCATCGTTCAGCTAATAATAAATAAGGTAATGGTTCCATAAAATAACTCTCGTATATACATTTACTACTGAGTATTTAAATTGTTTAAAAAAATTAAGGAGTTCCCCCTAAGTGTGAAGAAATTTGAGCATTAAATTTACCTATACCAGAAGATGTTTTATATTCTCTATTCCATCCCCACAAATCGTGCATTTCCATAGATGTTTTTTCAAGTTCAAGAAGAAAATCCATATAAGAAAGAACTAATTTTTTTGCATTTTTTTGCTTATCTCCTGAACCTGGAAAATTTAACTTACCAATATTGTTTCTAGTAATTTTTGCATTATCTTTCCAATATCCTAAAAATTCTTCTATATCATCTAATAATAAATCTCCTTGAGGGCCAACAGGGCTTCCAGCATTAGTCCATAATTCAATTCTTTCTTGTATTTCCTTAAATGCATCAATGTGAGGTTTATCAAGTCCACTCATCCATGTATTAGTATGAGTAAGTACTTTAGCAACATTAGACAATGCATAGTTTCTAATAAGTTTTAATCTTTTTGAATCAACGCCAGTTGCACTAATATTTAATGTTTTTTGTAAATCAGGTACAAGTCCTTGTTTTATTATAACATTATCAAGATAAAAATCAGAAGGTTCTCCTTGAGGAACTCTATAATTAGTAGAAAGTTGCCATAATTGTTGGTCTAAATTACCAACAGAGGCTTTCATCAAATCTTTCTTTTGTCTTAGCTCTTCTGATGTTGCAACTCCCCACTCATTTAATGCTGAATTATGTAAAGTTAATCCCCTATTAAGTAGTTTTGTATTAACATCTTGACCCTGTATTGATAGTTGTAATAAATCAACAGCTTGTTTTGCTTTCATATAACTTTCTTCATTAGGATAAGCATCTCTTGATAATTGAATACCCGGCACATCAACTGGGTCACCTTTATCATCTACAGCTCCTCCATTATCATCTAAATCTTTTAATATACCAAGAACAGATAACCTATTATTTAATTCAGTCTCTTGGTTAGTTATATCCTTTACCATTCTACTATTAAAGTATGGTTCATACTCATTAAGATTATCAAGCATATCATTTAATAAATCCAATCCCCCACCTTCATAACCGGGAGTATTTTCTATAGCATTCATATTGTCTTCCATACTATTAATTAAATCTCTAGCCTCTCCTTGCTTTTTTCTAGTTAATAACCATGGTTCCATAGAAGCTATACTAGCGTTTATATAATTAGCTCTGATAGTATCACCAGATGCTAGTTGACTATCTCTTTCTACTGTTAAACTTTTAATTAATTCTTCTATTGGTTCTGGTTCTAAATAATGTTGTGATGAAGAAGCTATAGCGCTATACATTGTAGTATCCGCTCTTAATTGATTCATTTCTTCTTGTTGCATGCCTCTTAAATAAGCATTAGCTAACGTAGGAACAATTTTCTCAAGTATATTCCAGCCACCTCCGACAGAAGGCATTTGAGCTTCATAAATTTTTGGTAAAGGTATTCCTTCGTATGATGCCATTACGGGCCTGTCCTTACAGTAGTTCCGCCACCACCAACTGGTGTTTTATCTCCTCCACCACCATGCATTGCTAATAATTCTTCATATGTATATCCAGTATTATTAAAACCTCCTGTTGTTGCACCTTCGCCTAAAGGTTCTTGAAATTCATCAGTATAGAGAGGGTCTAATCCTCCGCCACCTCCACCACCATCATCTGTTCCTCCCCAAACATCAAATTCTGTAGCTAACATTAATAAGTAATCAGACATTTCATCTTGATAGTCTTTAACAAGTCCTTCCATTTGTTGGTCTCGTGCAGTGCCAGCTCTGTCATATGCAATTCCAGCAGCTTCATAACTTATTCCTGATTGTTGTAATTGCTGAGCAGAACCAAATGCATCTGAAGCTAGTTGAGCAAGAGTACCTTGATATTGAGACTTAGCTTCTAAACCAGACATTGCTTGTCCCATTAATCCTCTTTGAGTACTACTTTCTACTCCACGCATAGCTCTTCTTGTTAATCCACTTCTAGCTCCTAATCCACCTGACGCTACTTGTTCACCTTGTCCAAATATATCATAAGCAGATGATTGAGCCTGAGAAAGTGTTCCACCCATCTGCATGCCCATACCAGTTAATTGTCTTTGTAGTTTTGTTTCAGCTCCGCCTCTCCTGTCACCTCTTTGTGCTTTTTCAAAAGTTGCTCTATCTTGAGCCATTCCATATAATTCACCTGCTAATCCATATTCTTGACCTTGATAACCATATTCTGCTCCAATATATTTTTCTTTCCAATCATCATATGTAGGAGCAAACTGAAGATATTTTTCATCAATACCCTCAAACATACTTCTAAACTCAGATGTTGGGTCATATGGGGTAGAACGACTACCTCCACTTAAATCGCCATAAGAACCTGAATGTCCAACTTGATGAGGCATTATGCAGTCCTTGTTTTTTGTTGTGTTTGATATGGAGAAGTAATCATTTGAATTGGTCTTAATTCTTGCATTTCAGGTCTATATCCATATAGACTCATAGCTCCACCTGCTAATATAGATTTTTGTGCATAGTCTGATGTCATTCCTTGCAATCCAGCCATATATGATTTCATCAAAGATGGAGCTGCTTCTGATGCAACAGGAGTAAAAGATGCAAGCTGAGCTTTATAACCAGCTCCTAAAGATTGTTTTCCTAAAGTTAATGATGATGGTGGTGGAACAGCACGACTATATTCTTGAGTTATTCCTTTTAACATCTCCATACCTTCTTCAACTGTTTTTGGTTTAACTATATTTGTCGCTGAACCAACTACTTTACTTGCTCCAGCAGTTCCAGATGTCATAACTAATTCAGCTCCTTCTTTTGCTTTCTCTAGTGATGCAGGTATTCCCATAGCTTTTCTAGCATCTTCTGCTTCTTTAGCAACCTTTGCAGCCTTAGCAACTTTCATTTTTTCAATAATTTGTGAACCTCCAGCTACTGCTGCTGTTAATAATCCGGCTGCTAAACTTCTATTTAAAATACCTTCATTTAATTTTGTTTCAAAATCTCTAAAAGCTATATTTTGTTTTTCAGCTTCACTTTCATAAAACATACCTGATTTAATTTTTTTACGACCAGCTTTACCAACATTAGGGTCTTCAGCTGCTGTTTTACCACCATGAGCTCCTAAATAAGTACCTAATCCTACAGCTGCTCCTTGTACAGCCCAAGATGCCCCTCCAGTTGCAATACCAGCACCTAATCCAGCCAACGCTCCACCTATACTAGACCAAAGACTTCTTTTACTAGCTTTTTCTTGTTCTGATGATATTTGTTCTTGTATATCTTCTGATTCTTTTTTTACTCTTTTAGCAAATGCCATTCTTCTTTCATGTTTAGAAGAAGAGCTGCCACCAGTGAACTCCTTTAATTTAGAAGTATCAATTGATGGTTTTTTCGCTTCTCTTTTTTTTCTTACAGCAGGCATAGTCTATATTGTAAAGATACGTTTAAAATTTATTGCTATTAACATTATAATACAACCTCAACTTCCCAGACTGATGTTATTTTCCATTGTATTTCACCGCCATGGTCTCCAGCAGCTTGAATAGAAATTCCACAATTATCACCTATTTCAAATTTAGGATTATTATTAAAATCTGATTTTTCAACAACTAAATAAGTATCAGCAGATAAACTAGGAGTATATGTAGCTGCTGCAACCGTATCAACTGTTGTATCTTTATTATCCATTTTCTTTAACCTAACTACTAAATTATGAGAACCAGTTGTTATAGCTGAGGGTCTAAACATTATTTTTTTCAAAGTCATTGAATATGGAGCTAAAAAAGAAGAAGAAACCCCTGTTAAATCAGCAGCTTCTGTTATACCAAACCACGGCAAAAAAACTTCAGATGTATCAATTTCATCTGTCATATTATGAGCAATAATTTTATATGAAAAATCAATAGAAGTAGAACTATCTAATAATAAATTTGTTTTAGGTGCAAATCTAGCATTATGGCCCGGTGTAGATACTTTTATTCCAAACAATTTGCCATCTCTAGTTTTACCTATGTCTCCTATAATAACTCTATCACTCATTCCATCATTAATTACTATATCATTTTGTTCAGACTTTAAAGGTGATTTATTTGATTCTTGTTCAAATACTGAACTATGAAGTTTACCATTAAGTTTTAATACACCTTTTATTTGACCACCAAATTCATTAATAACATATTCACCTTCTTGTAAATCGTTTAATGATACTTTTTTATGCCGTATAATATCTGGCATTTAAGAAGATGACTGTACCATTGTTTGTGAATCAAAACCACCAGTATCTGTTTGCGATGTATTTCCAACTATTCTATATTTTATACCAATACTTACAATTTTAAAATATTGTCTTTTTGAAGTACCTGATTCTTCATTTTTATTATTTATTTGTAATGCTATACTGTAACATTTTAAAGGACTTTGAAATGCATTTACAGAAAATTCTGGATATTTTATTTCATATGTATTAATAGAATTACCTTGAGCAGTTCCAACTCCATCATCATTTGCAGATATAAAATTTTCAGAATCTAATTCTAACCACTCTCTTCCAATATCACTTGTTACTAATCCACCATTTATTTGATACCTAATATCAAAAGCAAAATTTTCATCTCCAGTTTCTGTTATATAATCTACAGAAATACTATAAATCTTTTTAATATTATTAGGAGCTCCAAAATCTTCATCTCTAGTTACTATATTATATCTAGTTCTATTTGCCCCTGCATCTCCAGCTCCATCTGTTGTAGAATAATCAATAACTTTTTGCTTCATAGCAAACCATCGTAAATCTCTTTCACCAACAAATCTAAATGTTTGATTATTGTTTGTTGCTGTTGTATCCTCGTCTATTCTAAATAAAGTACCTGAATCTATTTGAGTAATAGTAGAACTACCACCATTTAATCCTGTTCCATAAGCAATCATTCCAACTGTTAAACTAGCTGTGCTATCCATTTGTAATATTCTAGGATTATCCCCAAAAGTTGTACCACTTCCAGCTGTATGATTTGTGTCTACTGTGGCATCTGTAAATCCGTTCATTCTTTCATCTACATAAACCACAGCTCCAGCACCAGATGAATTATGACCTCTAGTATCTATATAACTTGATTCTGGAATAGTAACAAAATTAGTCCATGAATTATTTACACCAGACCAATTGGCTCCTTCAGTACCATTCATAAAATATCCAACACCAGTTTTTAACGCAGCTCCTGTTTTATCTGGAGAATTATCCCATCCTCTAGTCCATGAACCTGTTACTAAATCATAAAATCTAGGAGAATCAGAAATACTTTGACAATCATTTACTACAATAAGTTTTTTAGATATATTATCATATCCTACGTTAGGCCCAAAAGTATCTGATTCTATATAATAATTTTCATCTCCATCAGGCAATAAATCACTGGTAAGAGCTAATCGAGTATCACTTGTAACTGCAGTTACGTTAGCTGAACCACCATCTGTAGTATTAAAAACTGTATCCCCAACAATTACATTTGATTTAGTAGATGTAAAAGTTCCTCCACTATCATCTAAGTTGTCTGCAACATTTCCAGTTGCAGTCCCAGAAAACTCAAATTTTCTAAATTTATTTCTTGTCCAATTTTGCCATTGATTAACAGATATTTTACCTTGTATTAAGTCTTTTAGTTGCCCGTTGTCATATATCCAACAACCATAATTATTTGCAAATGCAACAGCAGATTGTATCTTAACAGCTGAATGAATATCTTTTACACCTAAACCATCAAATTTACCTTGTAATCTCCACCCTGCTGGATTTGGATTTTTAACATCTACTATATATAATGTACTTTCTTTAAATGCAAGTAACATTCCACCAGATTCCATTAAGCAAGTAAACTCATCTCCATCTCCCTCTGCAATATCTAATCTATAAGAAGGAGGAAAAGTGTCCATTTTATTAGGAGGACTATATAATATAGCATCTCCCATTTTTGTTATAGATGAAGATTGATTTCTGGTGTCATAATAATCAACATTTGCTACAAATACTCTACTATTACATATTACAGAAGTTTGATATTTTAATTGAGTTTGATAAACTCCAAATCCTAAGACAGATTCTTCTTGTGAAAATCCATTTATTGCTTCATAAGTAAAAGGACTGGGAGAAACAATTGTATATTGTTTGCTATAAAAACCTCTCCACAATTCTGGGTCAGCGCCTATACCAGATGCACTATTTCCCCATATATCAGAATGTCCATCTGTAGCAACTCTAACATACCAATAATCGTATTTATCTGTTAAATTTAATCTTGTTCCTCCTCCTCTTAAATCTCTACTAGATGTATGACTTGTTGTTCTAAAATCTGCATCAAGTAATAATATCCAATCATCGCCAGTTCCTGCTTTTCTTGTATATATTCTACCACCTGTCCATCTTGGGTCAATATCTTGATTTGCACCAGTCATTGGAGCTGCGCCTGTTACATTAATGCCACTTATTAATACTCTAATATATATAACTTCATTTGCATCAATTGTAATATCATTTCCAACTAATTTAGTCACTAAAGATTCTTGATTTCCTTCATAAACAAATGTTTGTCCAAACTCATATTCTCCCGGCGGCCATGCTCCTTTATCACTACCTCTACTTTGATAAATATCAAGATTCATTCCTCCAAGAATTTCTCCAGTTAATGCTTCGCCTGGAGGTGGGAATATAGCCCAAGCTGTAGTATTGCTAGTAATTGCATTTTTTAAACTTAATTGATTTTCAGTAGTTTCTAATAAATCTATTTCCATTATTTCATCATCTGTTCCATCAATATAACTCCAAATGATATGATTATAATTCGTAGCTTCTCCATTAAGAATACCCCCATCTCCTCTTGAAGCAATCCCGCCTGCACCAACTACACCATCCATTCCAGCAAACCAACTTTGGTCACCTTTTCTTCTCCATTCTGGAGTTTCATCAGCTGCTACAGATAACCATGTTTTACTTATTTCAAATGTGTTTGTTGCCTTATTAGCAACTATATGAGAACCAGAATAATATTCACTACCAGATATAATAACTGTATCACCATCTAACATTCCATGACTTGCTGATGTAAATTGAACAACTCCACTATTATCTGCAACAGTAGCTGTACCAGCTAAATCTGTTTGAGCTGGAGCAACTATATTTGTAGTGCTTCCCATAGTTTTAGTATCACCAATACACCTTCCCACAACACCCCAAAACGGAGGTTCTAAAAAATTTTCTGTCATTAGCCATCTTTGAGTATAAGTATGTCCTAATAAACTTTTAGCAGACGAACCACCTATAGGCCCGAACCATTTTTGACCACCAGCTGAAGCTGCTCCTTCAGAGTTTCCTATTCTTACAATATTATTATGAACATAAAAATCAGGTCTAAGTATATTTATATCACCTATTTCTGTTTTAGTAGTACCATCAGTTATAGATATATTGCCAGTTGACCTGTCTGTTATCATAATATAATGATACGGGCCATCATCAGCTGTGGCAGCCCCAGATGCATAAGAATAATCAGATTTAAAATAAAACAAACCCCTACCAGGAGCAACAAAATATGTAAAGTCTTTTAAATTGGCAGTATCACTTGCTTTTTGAGGAGGATAAAAACTGCTTAAATATCCCAACTCATCAACCATTGCTCCAGATACTAACTGAAGTTCATTTTGTTTTATTACTCTAGGACTAGCAGATGTATTTTCCCCGCCAGAGAAATCTCTATAAATGTGAGTCTTTTTTGGCATTTAATATTTCTTTTTCCTTGAAGAATTTTTACCATCCACTATTTTTTTCTTCTTTTTCTCTTAGCTTTTATAGGTTTTTTTCTCTTCTTTTTTTTAATAGATGCTGGTGGTCTACCTCTTGTACGACCATATGTTCCTTTTCCTGCTGGCATATTATACTCCTTTAGAATTTCCAAACAAATAATTTAAGAACAGCAGAAACGACATCCATGCATTCTTTTGCTAGTTCTTGTTTTTCTTTCGCACTCATTTTGCCATCTTCCATTGCCTCATTGTATTTTTGTGCGACCTCTTTTAATTCCTTTAAAGCAGGTCTATACTTTGTAGCAACTAATGTAGCTAGTCCACCTAGCATAATAGCAAATAGGTAAGCTGCGTTACCCCATGTTAACCATTCCATTATTTATTCTCCTTTAGTATTTGTTTAATTTCTGCGATGTCTTGCATAATAACATCAAGTTTATATGTAATTAAATTTCTATCTGATTTGTAATCACGATAATCTACTTTCACTTCTAATTCTTTTTTAATGCTGTTTATATCTGCTTTCATAAACCCAAAAGCAAGTGTCATTGATGCAACCAGAACCACAACCGTTATAACATTTTCAACTGATATATTAGTATTTAACTTCATTATCGTTTACCATTTATTCTACTAACAGAACCTTTAACTTCCATCATAACATCTGATAAGTCATTAATTTCTTTTACCATATCTTCGTGTCTTCTATCTCTAGTTTCATCAGATTTATTCCACCTATCTAAAAACTTTAATACTATAGATTCAATATTAGCAATATCATTTGATTGACCTTTATTTTCAATCTTTAAGGCTTCTAAAGCTTCAGCTTGTTCATCGGCCCTTTGACCTTGCTTAATATAACCATAAACAAATAAAGCAACAACAACTCCCATTGCTCCGTATTCTGCATAATATGCCATAAAATCCTGCATTATTCCTCTTCTTCTTTCTTTAATTTACAATCATCACATAATCCATGCATTGGAATATTAATAGGTTTATCACATTCAATACAATGAAACGGCAATGGCATTATTTCTTTTTTCTTTTCCAACTAAAAGGATTTAAATTTAGCTCTTTCTCAAAAAAGGATATACGTTCTTCCATTTGAGCTCTTTCTTTTTCTTCTTCAATCATATGCTTACTTACAAGCTCTTCAATGCTGGTATTAGTGAGTTCCATTCTTCGCTCAAGTTCTGTAATTCGATTCGCAACTTGTACGAAAACAAAAATGCACGAACCGATAGCCACAAACAACTGAACAAGCCACTTAATATTAATATGGAGGGAAAAATTATCATCAATAACTCCCGCCCTGTAACTCCGAGCTGTCTTTGGCTTATCACTCAAATCACCATCCACCATGCTATAGCAGTTTCAACAAACAAATCTGATAATGTATTTATCATCCATTTGTTTTTACTTCCGTAGGGCCTCCAGTTTTCTACAATCCATTCAAATACTTCCCAGAGTACTCCAATAATAAACACTCCCATTACACACCAAAAATCTGACCATTCCATCCATTGGAATATTTTACATAAAAATGCCCCAGCTGCTATATGATAAGATGTCCATCCATCTAATGCCCCTGAATTAACTTGCCAAGAATAAAATGTTGCTAATGGATTTTTCATATTATGTCCTTATATGTTTTGCTTGAAACGGGCCAGAAGTAAGTTCAATTCTAGATAACAATTCAGCTTTAGTTTCACTATTACTATAACTAATTCCTCTTTTATCATAGAAGTCTTTTATTTCTGCTTTAGTATTATCAGAATCAGGATAATCAGATTGTAATGTAGCAACACCATTAATTATATGATGTTTACCTATAGTCATTCTACCATGTCCATCTTCATGTTTCTTTTCACATTCATCAACAAAGTAGTTTTCTATATTAGCAAAACTATCTGAACGTCTTACAACTGTTCCATCTACTTCTACAAAGTAATCATAACCAGATGAAGGGTAAGTCAAGGTTTCGACAGTTCCGTCTGCATATGTCTTTTGACGAACAGCATTCGGAGTAGTATTGCGATGCAACCT